TTGCCGCGCTCAGGTCCCTCGTCTGCGATGTCGAGCACGACGGGCTTGACGTTGTCGGTGTTCGCCCGGTTCCAGCCCGTCCCAGTGCCGGCGTCGTAGTCAGCCTTGAGCAGGTCAATGACCGTCTCCAGCGGCTCTTTCCAGTCCGCCGTCATGAGAAGACCACCACTTCCTTGTAGCGAGCGAGAATATCCATGGCCTCACGTCGCCACAGTTGTGCCTTGGAGCCGAGGTCAATGTTCTGCGTCCCTTCAGGGATGAGCACACTTCGGTCGTCAGCCATCAGCAACTCGCTCGCCACAAGTTTGGTGGCGGCCTCTTCAATCGCTTTTTCGAGGTACCGCTCGCCATAGATGTAGGCGACCTTAACGGCGTTCCACTCGAAAAAGGGGTAGGAGTTGTTGAAGTAGATGATGCCCATTTCGTGGTCGAGCCACCAGTCGCGCAGGCGAGCGTTGTCCCCGCTCGCACTGCCACCTTGCAGGTCGGTGACGAACACGTGCTGAGAGATGTCGCCAGAGGAAGGCAGTGAGCCTTCGACAGCCACGCATCCAGTCAGCGTCGTGGCGGTTTTGCCGGTGTAGCGGAAGACGTTGGTCCCGTCTGTCGCAACACCCGCCTTGACGAATCACTCTGTCGAATCGACCGTGATGGTACCTGCGCTTTCAGAAGACACCGTAGCCGTTGCCTCGGCAGTCTGCTCGATGGTCAGGCCAGTAGCGAGGGCTACGATGCTGCACTCTTCCCCAGCCTTCACAGCCCTCATGCTGGTGACTTTTACGACGCCAGTGCCGTACTCGGCGTTTGCGCTCGCAAGGAACTCGTTGTGCACGGCGACGTTTGCACTGGAGCCTTCAAGGGTGAAAGCAGGGCTGAAATCGACAGCGGCCTTGCTCACGCGGTCTTCCTTGTTTATCAGGTCCGCGAGGTTCTGGGCAGCACTATTCGCATCAAACTGTCCACGCCATTCAGTAGCAGCGCTGCCAGAATCAAGGCGACCCACACTACCGTCACCAACGCTGAGGAAAATCGACGCCCCATACAGCGTTGAAACGTCTTGAATCTTGATGCGGGCTTCGGCTGCTCCGATTTCACGGTAGTCGTCTCCCTGCCAGAGTTCAATCCGAAGAACCTGTTGAACATTCCTGAACAGCAGCGGTGCAGTGCCCACGTAGTCCGTGTAGTAGCGGCGGCGGTAGGGCTTGTACGTGTCGAAGTTGATGAACTCCGCAGCCACGAGGTAGGGCCTCCACGCGTTGTGCGTGATGTTGTCGATGCGGTCTTGAATACGCTTGATGTGCGTCTCCACGATGTTGCGGGTCACGCCACGGCTTTTGCCGTTGGTGAAGATGGTGAGGTTCTGAATCTCGGTGTTCGCAGCCTCCGTGTAGTTCGCAGGCGTAGCGATGGTGGTTGGCAACTTCACGTACTTCGTGCCGCTAACGTCCTCGACCGCAGGCGCGGTGATGGTGAACTCGGTGCCCAGAGGGTCGAGGTCGCTGAAAACGAGGATGGTATCGCCGCTCTCAAACCCGTGCTCACGAAAATCCGTGCCTGTGATGTAGAAACCCGTCGACGCTGCATCCGCTGCGCCAACCACAGGCGTTCCAGCAGCGATGCCAAGAAGTTCAGCCACCTTGTTCCCCGTCGTGTAGACGACGGCGGACGGGTCCAGAGGTCGGGTCTCTGGCTCACCGGGACTGAAGACAACAGGCATGTTCTCACCTCAGTGTTGCTTCACTCCCAGATTGAAGTCCATCGGATTCTGGCACGTTCGGCACTTATCGACCCAACAGAAGTAGAGCATGCCGCAGTGCTTGCAGCGCGTGCCGGAGCCAATGTTGAGGACGTCGCCTGCCTGCCGGTTGCGGTTGCGCTGTTTCAACGTGACGCCTTCCAGAGGCTTGTCCTCGTTGGTGCGAACCGAAGCGCCGTAGCCTTCGTTGAAGCGAATGCCTCGCTTCTGCATCCGTTGGATGTCGTCAAGCCCAAGGCTGCCAAAGTCGTCCATACCCCTCACCTCATGTGAAGGAGACGACAATGAAAATGTTTCCGAGGACGTTGATGGGCTCGGCTCCGACAATAGAGTTCGCTCCAATGGCCGCAGCCACGTCCGTAGCGATGGTTCCGTTGAGCGCCGTCAGGTCACTGAAGTCCTTGGGCGCATACGGCCCAATCACCTTCGCACCTTCAGCCAGAGGTCATCACCTCAGTTGCGGCGACCGATGGCGAGGAAGGTCCCAGCCTTGGTTGAGCCACCTGCAGCCGGATGGATGGTCACAGTGGTCCCACTCACGGTTGCGGAGTCCATGAGGGCGAGGATGGCGAGAGTACCACCGTCGTCAGCCGGCGTCGAGTCCACGTTTTGAAGGGTGACTGCAGATGGGTTCAACGTGAACGCGTCAACGCTTGCGAGAAGGTCGCCCAGTTCAATCGTCGTTTCAGTCGCATCATACGAGCCGGTCACAACCATGCGGTCGCCAAAGTACGTCGGTCGGGGGTCAATTGTCACTGCCAAGTTCATTCACTCTCCTGTGTGGGGGTCTCCTCAGAGGTCTCGACGACCTCAGGAATTGGTTCGGGTGCGGGTGCCAAGACTTCGGCTACGGTGGTCAGCAACTTCGACTTGGTCGTGTAGCCGCCAGTTTCGTGTCCGCGTTCTTCAAGCCAAGCACTGATGTCCTTCTTTGACCAGCCTTCGTCGGGGATGCCGTCAGCGCCTTCGTCCACCGTCACAGCCTCGTCGCCTTCAACGAGGAAGGCGGTCGGGTTGGTGCAGATGGCGGTACGGTGCTTGTCCAGATAGTCCTGAGAGACACTCACTGGCTCGCCGCGCGGCCAGAGTTCTCCGGTCCCGTCAGGCTTCTTCCGGTAGACCCGGCTGCCGATGTAAGTCACGGTGGGCACGAAGGCTCACCTCAGTTCAGCACCAGCAGGGTCACAGTGCATCCGGTCGCGGCGGCTGTCTCGGTTTCAGCCGTGAAGCCAAGGGCAGAGCCGCCCGTGGACGCCACAGACTCCGAGCCGGAGGTGTCGTCGACTTTGCCAGCCGTGAACGTCGCGATGTTCAGGGTCTTGTCGGCAGTCGGGTTGTTCGACCCGACGACACCAAGGATTTTCGACACGCCGCTCAAGAACACCATGTCGACCGGAGTAGCCGCATCAGTGTCGAACTTGATGGTGATGAGGCGGATTGAGCCCACCGCGTTTCCGTCCGAGTTGCTGGCGACGAAGCCCGTCAGGCTTCCGGGGTAGGAACCTCCGGTGTTGCCGTCGAGCCAACCAGTTTCACTGATGGGGGTACCGGCGTGGAGGCCGAGGTCGGCCACCACACTGACGTTTGAGAAGTCACCGGGGTTGAACCGGAGTTCCAGACCTTCGCTTGCTACAGTTTCGTTCGCTGCCATGATTCATTCCTCCATGTCTTGTCTTTGGTGCAACCTCACTGGAGGTCGCGGATGCTCCCCTGTCCACCGAAGAAGGTGGTCCAGATTTCGCCCATCGTGCGGTACAGCCCTTCCTGACCGAGACGGTTGATGGCGAAGGGGTCGCCGGTCTCGATGCCCGACTCGAAGTACTGGGTCGGCTTGGCGGTGCTGAAGTAGCAGTAGTCCGTGTCCAGCATGTAGATGCGGCTGATGCCGTCACCGGCCATTTCCTTGGTGGGGATGATGGGGACACCGTTGTAGGTCGCCACGATGAAACCGGCTTCGATACCGGGGACACCCTTGACGCCGTTGTAGGTGGGGACCACGCGCTTCTCTTCCATGAAGCGCTGCTGCGCCTGCAGGAGTTGCTGGATGCGCATGAGGGTGTCGTACCCGGTCAGCATGACCTTGGGGTTGCCACCGCGCTCCCAGATGAGGCGGAAGGTCTCGTCGAGGTGGTCAAGGCTGAGCGTCCGGTTGGTGGACGACGCGTTGGCGGAGTCCTCAGCGAAGGCCCACGTGTTGGCGCTGCGGTCGATGGAGTAGATGTCCTCGTCGCCATTGTCGTAGTGAACACCGCCACCAGCCATCGAGTTGTTCCCCGTGGTAACGCGGTCGAGCGACTCGATGTCGTTCCCCGCAGGGTTGGTAACGTCCTCGGTGAGCATGTCGTTGATGTGCTCTGCGTGGTGCTTGCCCATCTCTTCCTTGAGGACCGAGCGGATGTCGCCCAGACCGTCGTCCTTGTCGTTCAGGAAGATGGCCGTCTCCGACATGTCGAAGGAGTGCGCGACCGTCTTGGGCTTCGCAGCCACGTTCTGGAAGGTCGGCTTGGTGGTGTCCGGCAGGGTGCCGTTCTCAGCGATGCCGCCGCCGACCGTCTTGGACGGCTTGGCGGTGACGACGCGCCACCCGCTGCGGTCCCAAGGCTTCTTGGGCAGGATGGAGAAGGCGTTGAACTCTTGGTTCAACTGGCTCCACACCTTGCGCCCGTAGATGGCTTGGTAGGTACCGGCCGTGGTGCTGAGGAGCGGGGAGTCCGCCTTCAGCAACTCACTGCCAGAGTAGGAGTACCCCATCGAGGACCCTGCCCCGTAGTAGTACCGCTCCATGTCGTTGATGGTTCGCATGTATTCTCGTGCCATGATTCATTCCTCCATGTCAATTTATTCTGCTGAGGCTCAAACCTCAAAGACGCTCCCGGCGAGGCGGTGAACCTCGTCCCAGTCCATGTTGGCGAGGTCCTGAGTGGACGGGACCTCGACAGCGGAAAACGACTTGCGGATGGCGGGCGCCGCAGCAGCGGACGTGCTGATGTTGTCGATGCGGGCGCTGAGGTCGCTCAGGGCCTTCTCGATGTTCGCCAGCGGGGTGCGCGCGTCGAAGGAGCGGGCCTCACGGGCCTGCGCCTCAGCGTTGAGTTCCTTGGCGAGGCGGTCCGCGAAGACCGTACCGAGGGAGCCCTTGAACCGCTCTTCGACCGCAGCCGCCTTGTAGACAGCGTAAGCGGCCTCAAGGTCAGCGGGGGTCACGTCATCGGGGGAGAGGTAGCCCTTGGCCACGGGGCCGCCGCCGGAGTTGATGCGACCGATGGCGTTCGTGGACGGGGAGCCGCCTTCCTGAGCGCGACCCTTGACCTGCCCAGCGAAGTAATCGGCACCGTCGCCGATGGCCTCAGGCGTGGAGCCGAGGTTGGCCTTGGAGATGCCGTCGAAGTGAGCGCGAGCCGCGCCCGTGTCGACACCCTGCGACTTGAGCGTGTTCTCCATCCAGTTGAGGTAGTCGGCGGTGATGATGTCGGAGAAACCCTTCTCCGTCTTATCTTTCTCGTCCTCTTCCTCGTCAGACGAAGACTCCTCTTTGGGTTCTTCGTCTTTCTTCTTGTCTGCCATGAATGGGGGCATACCCTTTTCCATGGCATCCAGTCGTCCGTTCAGCCTGTCCAGCACGCTGGACAAATCGCCCAACACATTGTCTTCGTTCGTCATTGTTGTGTCCTCCTTTAGTATTCGGAATGTGGCCTCTGGGTTGATGCCTTTCTCACAAATCGTCACCTCGTGCAGTTCCAACTTGGAGATTTCAGTGTAGTCGCCATGACTGGCGTCACTCTTTCGCATGCGCTTAAACGCCTGCCCACCAATGCTGAAGCCGCGAAGCGCGCCTTTGCGAATCTCGTTGGCCACTTCACGGGCCTTTTCGATGTCGTCGCGAAGTTGAATCACGACAAACATGCCGGCGTCATCGACACCGGACTTCCACACGCGACCACTGGAGTCCGTGTAAGAGGGGATAACCTGACCCACCTGAATGTTGGAGTGTGCGAGTTGGACGTTGCGGTAGCCGTCCGCCTTCATGAAGCCGTCAAAGGCGTCCTT